CTTGCCAGTCGGATTGTCTTCCCCTCAGTCGGGGTGACGCCATCTTCTTTCAGATGGCCGGGTTTGCCGGCTTCGCCGGGCAAACAAAAAACCCGCCGTGGTGGCGGGTTGGGGTGGTAGTTGAGCTGTGGCTATTCGCTATCTAACCAAACCGCATGCTCAATTGCGCCATCAATCTGCTCGGCCAGCGTGCTATCAACGCATTCTGGCAGTTTAACATCACTACCGTTCGGCCCATACATGTTGATCCATGATGAGCCGCTCTCAACGTTAACCTCAATCACGTACCCCTCTGGTAGCTCTCTTGCGGCGTTTTCTATCGCTTGATCTACTGTTAACTCATTCATCCCAAACACTCCATGGTGTACGTTTTATCCCAAACATACCGCCCATTAGCAGTACGCTCAAGGTCTGCCATCAACTCCTCGCGCGCCTCTTGTAGCTCGCTGATTAGCATCTGCTGCCCTACCTCTGCATCAGATTCGCGTGTCTCCTGGCTGCCGTCATCGTAGCGCAGCACTAGCCGGGCAATGATGCGCCACCGCAACGGCGCGTGCGTGGCGTACGTGGCAATATCCTGCTGCTTGCTCACTGGCACATGCGCCGGGAACGACCACTCGCCCTCAAACTCGCTGCCGATATGCCTTCCGGTGGCGCGTAGACCCACACACCAGCGGCGTGCGTTGGTCTTGTAGTGCTGATACTGCTTCTGACTCACCAGCCGCTTACGGCGCTTAATCTCGCCCGCCTGGGCGCGTTTTTGGGAGCGGTTCATTGGTAGCTCTCCACGCCGGGCGCATAAACAATCGCCGCTTGTATCGCAATCGCCATATCGCCAAACGGCATGTACATTTCACTAGCCGCGTCTACCATCTCCTCAGTTGGCTCGATGGGTACGCACCTCCACCCATCTGGGCAGCACGCTTGCCATGCGGCCCATGCGGACTGCGTAATGCAGCTCGCATATCGGCCTAGCTCAAAATGCCAGCGCAGTTCAAAACTACCATCTGTCCACGCCTCAAATCTCTCACGTTCTGTCATAACTCCATCTCCTTCAATTCTCGTTGTAGTCTTTGCGCCTCGCGCAAGTGATCAATATCCAGTCGTCGTGCATACCGGCTACTGGCGTACACGTCGTTGCGGATGCGGCTCTGAAATTTGGTTTCTGATTGTCCGCCTTGGATTTTCCCGGTGAATGCTGTCAGTGTTTGGGTGGTCATTGCTCATCCCCCGGCAATGGATCTAAATGCCTCCAGTGTGTTACCTCGCCTTCGCAACAATGGATGTACGCAAACTCCCCCCAGTTGTGCTGGCATTCATACCAGCCTGCGGGCGTGTAGTATTCGTCTGTTTCTTCGTTATAGTAAACCCAGTCGTCACAGTCATCGCTTGCTAGCTCAGTATGCGCGGGGATGTATCGGCCAATCATTTGCACCAATCGGCCGCTTTCGCCGTAACGCTGACATATTAAAATGTCTTCCAGATCTGGTGGCCTTTCTTCTGCGTCTGCACTAATCCACTCGTTCATCAATCCCTCCTAAATGACCGCGCTATGCGGGCTTCTGTGTGGTTATGCTACTTCGTATCCATCTGGTATGTAGCCATCTCCACCAATTACAATTTGGCGACCATCCTCCATGATTTTAGTGTCTAGGTTGATAATTATCTCAGATCCAAAAAAGCTGATAACGAACTCAACCATTTGGAATGCAACAATGCCTTGCGAAAGCATCTCATCATCTTTGTTTTCAACTCTGGCTAGCTTGTTTGCGACTATCGTTTTCATCTGAATTACTCCCGTTGCGTTATCCATATCCAAACAATAAACCAAGCTAGGCGTAGTTCTCGCCATAAGTCTCGATGCGATCAGCTCGGCGCTCCAGGTACGCGGCAATCGCCGCAGCGCTCTGACAACCAGTAGTGTCATACGCATCGGGCGAAATAATACGGCTTGGATACTGTTTCAGAACATGGGCAATGTTTCTGTGCGCGTCGATACTTTCAGAAGTATTCCAGAACTCAACAGGCTGCGCATTCATTGCGGTGTAGTAGAATTTTGATAAATCAGTGCTGTTCATTTGGTCTTCTCCTCAGTCAGTAACAACAGCATAAAACAGCCGCCCGAGGGCGACTAATTGATTGTTACTATAGTGTTGTGTTTATTGATAGTCGCTAGCTATCAGAAAGCCTCGCAACTTTCAGAGCATCCGCCGCCAGGTGCGTCGAGGTCAAAGCCAATGCTCATTTGATCTTCGTAGATACGCGCATCGTCGTCGGGCGGCGCAATGCTAGACTCTATGGCAATCAATCGAAGCCGTTTCGTGCTAGTGTTTTTTCTGAAAAATACGCGTTTACTGCCATCAATGTTGTGGCCTGAAAGCCCGTGCATCCTCTCCATTCGTTCGGGAAAGTCATACTGGTTAGGGTTTTCTCTCAGCAACTGGATATGCTTGCGCAGCGATTTTTTCCAGCACCACTTGCAGTTCCCTTGGTATCCCTTCAACCGCAATCGAAACGGCATAGACTCCCAAAACGCATTAACGCGCGGCTTGGTCATCTCAATATCAGTGATAAGCGGATAAATCAAACGGCGCTGTTTTGCGTCTGCCGCAATGCGGTCTATTTCATCGGCGCGAATACCTACCGCTGTATCGTAATCGCCTTTTTTCCATCCTAATGAAGCAATATAGGATAGCATCGGTGCCAGCTTTAACTCGCGCGTGCAGTGCGGGTATGCCTGATTGGGTATGCCGTACTTTTCAATAACTGATTCAAACACAGCGCCTTCACGATCAGCGCTATTAAAATCAACGACACGATGCTTTGTGCCTACCCGACCTCTCTGAACGTCGGCCTCAACCCACACAACATTAAGCCCAAACGCTTCATCGCAGCGCCGAACAAACTCCAGCGTCTCTTCATTCTCTTGCCCGGTGTTAGCAAACAGCGTTACGATCTCATCGTATTCATGCGATTTGCTGGCTAGCAGCCATTGAGCCATAAATGCGCTGGTTTCGCCGCCACTGAATGATATAAATAAACGTCGCATATTGAGTCCCTATGCTGCGAGTCATGGAAGGTTGCGGCGCTGGTGACTCAATCCAGTATTCGGGTTGCATGCCCTAGCCGCAATACTGATATTACTACACACCCTCTCCCGGCTCAAACGCAGCTCGCTGATTTTCAAGCCGGGCTTTTAGCGGGCCGAGTATTGGTTCTCCTGATTCGTCAAGCAATACTGGTTGTTGCGAGCATTTGCAATTAACGGATTCGCCACTCTGGCTATAAAACTCCGCTACCTCTTGGGTAGTGTATACCTGCGAGTGCCGTCTAGCGTGATTTGCACGGGTAGTTGGACTCAATGCGCTCAGCCACAATAGCTGCGTGTTAATCCCTAGGCGTTCGCGTGCGTCTTGATTCTCGTCTCTTGTTGCTCTGCGCAGCGCCCCGGTTATCTCAGTCCGCGCAATGGTCTCCGCCCGACGCTCAGCAATGCCAAACCGCTTGCGAACATCTTTCGCCACATCTCGCTGGTTCAGCCCATTCTCTACGCCCTGGCTAAGCACGCGCCCCAGCTCCGTAGCCGTATCGCCGTTGAATGAGTCCATCTGCTCGAACACCCGCGAACGAATCAACGCCACACGCCGCTGCCACGGCTCAGACGCCAGCACCTGGGTTATCTCCCGCGTGTAGTCATCCGTCAGCGCGGCAAGCTGTGCTACGGCGGTTCCGGTGCCTGCTTCATACGCTAGCACCGTTTGCGCGGCCATGTAGTCAGGTGGCACCTCAATGCCCAGGCGGCGGCGAATCTCCTCGACAATCAGGCGCAATTCTTCGACGCTAATCAGGTATTCGTATCGGG